ATTATCAAGCAATGTAGGCATTACTCCAACGGCACCATTTACATTTGGATCTGGTGATAAAATATTTATCAGAGCAACAGTCCCCATCCTCGGCTGGTCATCCACCGTTCAAATGTCGAACGACACTGATACTAGGGTGGTGGCTGCGGTGTTAGAAGGAACACCAACATCAACTATTGCAACAACGATTGCTTCGTCTACAAACATAAATTTTCCAACAATAACAAACGATACACACTCGGCATACTCTAGTGGTATTTATACTATACCAGTAAGTGGACAGTATATTTTTTCGATTACTGTACCAGTTGTTGGAACTGCGGCTTCACCATCTTATTTAGATGTTGCATTGCTTGTTGCTGGCGCTGCGTTTAAAACTGATCAGTCAACAGCATATTCTGGAACATCTGTGGTACACACAAAAAACTGTGTGTTTTCTGGTTTTTTTAATGCTGGCCAACAAATTAGTTTTAGACCACAAACAAATCTTACAAGCACTTCATGGGGAACAAATGGGCGATTAATTGTAAATCGCCTCTCCGGCCCATCTGCCATTGCTGCTAGTGAAACGGTTGCTTTGTCATACACAAACACTGCCGGAACATCTTTAACAAATGGGGCAACAATTCCGTTTGCAACCAAAGCGTTTGACACTCATGGGGCATGGAGCGGAACAATTTTTACCGCCCCAGTTTCCGGGACTTATCAATTTTCACTGCAAATATATTACGCATCGGCAAGTTTTACTTCCACTCCAAAGTCTATGCTTTTATATGTTGGTGTTACCGGTACAAGATACGTTGGTATTATGAATCCGTCGGCAGCATACACCGGCGTTCTTGGACAAAATGGAATGGCAACAATTCAGTTACTTGCTGGTCAACAAGTTGCATTTACTGCTGTTCATAACGAATCGACAGCAAGACTATTAGATACAACCGGTGGAGCAAATCATATATCAATCATTCGAGTAGGTAACTAATTATGAAAAAGGTTATCATTAAAGATAAAGATGGCGTTCAAAAGGCTGGAGCAGAAATGCTCGATCCATCTCAATGGATTGACGAGTGTGTTGCTAGTAACTCGTGGGGCAAGCCTGAGCGTTGGGTGCTTCATAAAGACGAGCCGATGGCTGAAGTATACGACGAGGCGGATGTCCTAGAAGAACGAGTGGTTCAAGAAGAAAGTGTGTCACCTCGTAAAGAGGTAAGGCTAAAGGCTGAGTATAGCATTGAGATTATAGACGTTAGTCAAGAGCACGCTCTTCGAGAAGTCATGGCAAAACGGATTGCAGAATATCCAAGTCCTGCTGAATTTTTAAATGCTTATTTTGATGGTGGATTAGATCTTCTTCGAGAGAAGCGTCTACAAGTGAAAGCGAAGTATCCCAAGCCATGAAGCAGATAGTGTTTAAAAATGAACAAGATGAGGTTGTTCAGATTGTCCAGGGGGATGATCTTGAGGCTTGGTTAGAGCGGGCAAAGGCGTCATCGTCTTGGAATGATAAACTATCTTATAACTTTGAAGAGGTAGATAATGCCGTACACGACTCTTAATTTAGGATTGCAGCTTACAATCCCAACAAGCGGGACCAGAAACTGGGCTGCAACGCTATATAATACGACTTGGACGAAAATATCGAACCATAAGCATACTGGCTCTGGAGATGGGGCTCAGCTTGTTACCGGAAGCTATACAGATAACTCTGTAACCTCCGCTAAGCTTGCAAAGAATATTGCCCTCGCTCAGGCACTAACCTTAACCCCAAGCGGAACGACTCAAACCGTAGACTTTAATAACGGGAATACGCAGAAGATTAACCTTGGATCTGCCACTGGAACAGTGACTGTGACGCTATCAAATCCACAGACTGGGGCATTGTATCGTATTTTTTTAATTCAAGGAGCAACACCACGAACAGTTGCTTGGCCAGCTACGGTTAAGTGGCCACAGGGTGTTGCAGCTATTTTATCCACAAGCAATGGGGCAGTGGATGTTGTTGAACTATATTATGACGGGTCTAATTATTTATCAGACTGGAATGTGGGGATAGCATAATGGCAGCACCAGTTTTAGCTCCAGCGGCTATATTAGCAGCAACACAATTGTTGGGTGGACTGTTAGGACAAAAGGCAGCCAGAGAACAGCAACAGGCGGCAGCCATTCAGCAAGCTGGCGCTAGCCAGTTTGGAATGGAACAGGCTGCACAACAGCAAGCTATGCAACAGCAGCAATCGGCTTTAGGTAATCTTGTTGAAGCCTATAGAAGCGCATTGCTTGGGGGTGGTTAATGAACGGAACTATTAATATAGGAATGCCTTCAATGCAGCTTCCAAATGGGGAAGTGAATCAGCCAGAAATTAACACTATGGCAAAGTTGATTGAGCAAATGAAGCAAGAGAAAGCCCCAGCAGCAGATATTGAGCAAAAAAAGGCGTCTAATGGATTGGCTTCAGCAGGAATTCAAGCTGGAGGTCAATTACTAGGCGACTTGTTTGCACAGGCGGCTGCACAACAAAGAGCAAAAGCTCAGGCTCAGTTAGAGGCCGCTCAGGCTGGAGCTCAAACACAGGTAAAGGGATTACAATCTGCATCTCAGGCTCAGCAAGATGCTTTCACACGTTTAATGGGATCAATGAGATCCGCACTGGTTGGAGGATAAAATGGATTTAAAAGTTAAAGAAAAAGTAAGAAAGTTGCATAGTGAGTTGATGTCGATCGCCGACAAAGAAGGAATGAGCCTAGAAGATCTTCTTGAGTCTTGCGTTGAGGGAGAAGGCGAAGAAGAGGGCGAAGAAGACATGGAAGAAGAAAAGCCAGAGATGGCTAAGCCTGGAGTAGATAAGGCTAAGATTGCGTTTATTATTGGAAAAATGCGTGGCGGCCCAAGGGGTGAATAAGTGAGACAACTAGAACAGCTCATCACGGCTAGCCGTCGAGCCACCAACAACTTGGACTTTTCGTCTTCTGCTGGTGTTCAAGACGAGGAATTTATTCAGGCGTTAAACGACGCGCAGGAAGAAATTCATTCAATAATCAATACAATGTTTCCAACCATTCTTATGAAGGTGGTTGAAAAAAGTGTATCAATCGGTGTGGATTCATATTCAATCCCATCTGACTGCTACATGGGAACTAGAATTGATTTTATTGAATATAGCTCTAGTGGGCTTGAGCAGGACTATTATCCCATTCGTAAAGGGTCCGTTAAAGAGCGCATTAACGGTCAAAATGGGAACCCTGCTTATTATATTAGGCAAGGGACAAACATTATTGTTCAACCTGCCCCACAGCAGGGCGGGAAGCTTAGAATTACCTATCAGCAAGCTATTCCTGTTTTAGATATTAGACGAGCTCAGGTTGCATCTGTTGTTTTAACAAGCAACTCAATTACAAGTCTGACTTTAGATACCACCGTAGCATTTGATGAGCTGGCCCTAGAAGAGCAGAACTTTATAACGATTGTAGATAAAAACGGCGTGATTAAAATGCAGGATATTCCAGTAGATGGAATTGATGGAAACACAGGGGTTGTTACGGTAACTCCAGGATTTACATTTCAGCCTGGAGAAACAATCGTACAGGGCGATTATGCGCTTCGTGGCAAATATTCAACAACGCATTCAAAATTGCCTGACGTTTGTGAAAAATATCTTTTAGAATACTGTAACATGAGAATTTTCATGAGGGATTCTTCAACCGATCAAGCCGAGGTTGGGGCCCTAATGCAAAAAATTGAGGCTACCCTGCGAAGTGCATTTGCAGAGCCTGACAATGATCCAGATAGAGTTGCGATAATCAGCGCAGAATATTTAGGCTACGATTTGTAAACTGGGGGCTAGATGGCTACAAACTATCAGTTTGTTAAACGCTACGAGAACTTTCAAGGCGTTGACTACAAATCAAGCGATCTCAAGTTTCCAGAGTTAAACTCTACTGGGCTTAGAAATGTAGACTTTACTCCTGTTGGGTCAATCAACAAAAGAAAAGGATATCAGGCCGCCGTTACAAACGCTGGCGGATGTGGCTTGTTTAACTATAAAAGCTATTCTACCACTGGCGCCGAACAAAATGAGATCATTGCTGTAGACACCGGGCTATGGAAAATGGGTGAAACAACTTTGGTTGTTACCTATACAGGAAGCGCAATTACAGCCACTATTTCGATATTATTTGATATAGCAACAAGTGTTTATCGTTGCATCATTCAAGATGGAACAACTGAAGTTTTAAACTATTCGCTTGGGACTGGAATTGATGAAACATCGCCAGTTACAATCTTAGATCTTGTTACGCAAATAAATTTATTGTCTGGGTTTACAGCAACAACGACAGGTTCTACAGCAGCTCCAGCGGCTTATTTAGAAATTGAGGTTGACCACAATTTAAGCACATCAGCAATGTCCACAAGGGCTAGATATTGGACAGCCATATATACTCCAACATCAGTTCTTCCAGGAAATTTAACTTATAAAAATGACGAAAACTTTGAAAACACGTCAAGCGTTCAGCTTCAAAACTGCCTGTTTTTAGCCAATGGATATGATGAAATTATTAAATATGATGGACACATGGCATACAGGGCTGGAATGCCACAGCCATCTGCTTTTACGTATGCGTTAGCTGGAAACCCAAGCGGATTTAACGGAAACAACTATAGCTACAAAGTTCAATATCATTTTGTTGATAATCAAGGAAACGAATGTGAAGGAAACTATACCATGCCAACCAATACTTCCGGTGGAAGTATTTATTGGAATAATGGATCAAATCAACAGGTTACTTTAACAATTCCACAAATTTTAGCTGCGTCTGGGTTTAATACAAACTGCGCTGTTGTTAACGGAGCTCAAACAACGGTTACCACAATTAACGTTGATACAAACGGAGCTCCAGGAAATCACACTATTCAAATTGGGGACACCGCATACTTCTTTGATTCGGTAAGTGGATCTTATGTTGAAAGAGAAGTAACAAATAGAACGTCTACAAGTATTACCATTGCTGGAGCAGCTGTAACCGTTGCAGATAATGCCGTAATTTCAAACAATTTAAAAATATCAATTTTTCGATCAAAGACCACCGGAAGTGCTGCTGTATTTCCAACTGTTTGGTATAAGGTTGTCGAAATTCCTAATAATTCATTTGTAAGCACCCAAAACTATGTAGACATTACAGCAGATGCTGCTTTAGGTGCTATATTTGTTGAGCCACTTACAGACAGATCTCCTCCTGTTAAGGGACGATATATTTCTGCATTCCAGGGTTTAATGGTAACAGCCGGAAACCTGGAAGATGTAAACACATTTAGCGTTAGCGATATTGAAAATGTTGAATACTTTCCAGTGCCAGACAATCAATATAAAGTGGCTGATTTGTTCGGTGATAAGATTACAGGAATTAGCCCATCAAACGAATTGTTTGTTATTTTTCAGCAACGAGGAGTACACGCAATTTCTGGTGAAATTTCTAACGGGCAGTTTAGAATTGATCAGATAGCTAATGACGTTGGGTGTGCATCTCACGCAAGCATTCGAGACATTCGTGGATCTTTGTTTTTTATGTCTTTGTCTGGACCAAGAGTGCTTCAGGGTGGTCAAGTACCAAGAGGTCTTGGCCAGTATGAACAGAATCCATTTATCTCAAGAATAGATCCTATTTTTGACCAAGCAGACGAACGAGATTCAACAAAGATTTTTAGATTACATCGGTCTGTTGGATTTCATGATAGGGTGTTTCAGCGTTACTGGGTTTTTGTACCGTGTGAAAGCACCGCTGGTGGAGCTAGGTATGCAAATGAAAACTCAGTAACATTTGTTTACGACTACCAAAGAGACGCATGGCTTGAGTGGGATAAAATCAACATGGCCGGTGGAGTAACAGCAATCGATGATCAGGTTATGTTTACTGAGCGAAGATATAGTACGTTTAGCTCCGCTGTAACCTCTTTTAACTATCGTTTTCATAATTCTGGGCTTTCTGATGACTATATTGACCACACATCGGCTATAAGTGCTTATTGGAAGAGCCCATGGGACTTTATGGGTGAAGCGTCGATTTTAAAAAGCTTCTTGGCCATTCGTGTGTTTAGCACTGAAGAAATTCAAAATGACTTTATCGTAAGGCTTCAAACAGAGCGGGACTGGATTGCCGACACCGAGTCTGATGTCACAATAACGTCTGGGGCTGG